ACGAATAATAAAAGCCTCATCCAACGAAAACTCCATTATCGCCGATTTTTTCTCTGGCTCCGGAACCACTGCAGCCGTCGCGGAAAAATTAGGCCGCCGCTGGATCGCCACCGACCTCGGCAAGCCCGCCTGCATGATCACACGCAAACGCCTCATCGACCAAGACGCGAAACCATTTTTGTATCAGGAGATGATAAATGAACCAAACTATTTCCCCCATCACCGAAATTAAAAACCAATTTCCGAACGCATTCTATTTCACACCCGAAATGATCGGCGTGGCGTTGGATATAAAAATTCATGTCGTGCGCTATTATTGCCGCCGGCTTTTCCCGACACACGACGGCTATTATAGATTTTTTCTCGAAGCCGGAAAACACGATTTATCCTTTGACGATATGTTGAATGTGATACGGATGATTCACCAATCGAAGCGGCAATCAAGGGCGCGAAACAAAAGCGCGAAAAGCAGCTTAATGTAAATTCTTTCTACGTTTTTTATATATTTCTCGCATCCACTTTCCACCTGTGCGCAAAATAACAGCAGGAAGGTGTACTATGGAGAATATCCTCTCAATTGTTTTTACGGCGATCATTGTGCCGTTTTTGACGGCGGTTTTTAACCGCGAGAATTGGAACGGCAAATTGAAGTTCGGTATTGCGGTGCTGGTGTCGATTGTTTTCGGCGCTATTCAGCAGACGGCAGCCATCAAACTGGGATGGGCGTCACAGGACGGCAACGCCATCCTGGCTGCTATTGCTTTGGTTTTTAGTGGCGGGCAAGCCTTCTTTCAGGCGTTTCCGAATACTATCGCCAGCGTGGAGAAAAATGTCAACGGCGTTCCCGCGCCGGCGGCGAATATCGGCGATCTGATCGACGAAGCCATCAGCGCCGCCACGCCGTTGATCGTCAGCGAGATCGAGAAGAAGTTCGGCAATGCCGTTTCAGCGGCAACAGTTCCATCCGTGGCGGGAATTCCCGGCGCGGTTCCAAGCGAACCGCAGGCGCAATTGGGCGGGCCAACGGTTCCTGATAACCCCGTGGCAGCTACAACTTACGACGCACCGCCCGCACCGACGATCACGCCCGCGCCATCCGTGCAGGCGCAAGTGGCGGCGGTAACACAAGCCGTTGCCTCTGGAACTTCCGTTGAAAAGGTGGTGGATACTTATGCTCCCGTGGCAGGTTGATTTAACGAAGTTTGATGACAGATTTAAGGCACTCCTTGGCGTCAAATACAAGCTGGGCGCGAAAGATCCATATTTAGGCGCGCCGTCTTCGCAGATCGAATACCTGGATTGCAGCGGTTTCACCCGTGATGAGATTTATAGCGCGGCTGGCGTTGTTATTCCTGATGGCTCCTATATCCAGCGTGAATACTTTGAAAAAGTACTTTCACCTGTTCCTTATGGCCCGGCGCAAAATGATCTATTGATCTTCTTTCTGACCGCAGGAGTGAACGGCGTAGGAAGCGTGGGGCATGTGGGATTTGCCCGCAACGGCGTCACCTACGAATGCTACGGCGGCCATGGTGTGGGATCACGTCCGTGGAATACGCCGGTATTGAAGGATCATGTCCACAAAGCATTTAGATTGCCTTTCAAAACCGCCGTCAAAGGCTATTCGCTTTTCGCGTCTGATGAACACCTGATGAAAGTACTTCCCGTCTACGACGGTCACGCCTACGTGGCGGCGCGCACGTGGGCGGACTGGTTCAAACAGCAAGTTGCCTGGGATGCGCCAAAAGTACTTTTGAACGGCAACCCGCTCGACGGCGACGTGAAGCTGATCCCGGAAAACGGGCGCAACGTCGCCTACATCCCGTTCACCACGGCGGCCGCCTTCACTGGCGTCAGCTACGTGGTGGATAACGCAAAGCATGAAATCCGGCTCAAGCCAGGTATGTGATCATGCGTTTCCTTATTGAAATATTGACACTCGCGATGTTATTTCTAATCTTCATCGCGTTGTGTTTCGATATTAATTTACATTTTCGTAATGGAGAAAGTCTTATGTCAGTATTAGACCAAACAGCCGAGTTGCAGGAAGCAACTACCGAACTCACATCCGTCATCGCGGATGAAAAAGCGCAAGTGGCGCAAGCTATCAGTACGCTCAACGACAAGGTGTCCGACTTGGAAGCCGCCGCGCCGCCAGAAGTGGATTTGTCGCCGGAGATCGCCGCGGTGCGCAACGCTGCCGATGCAGTCCGCGCCATTTACGAGCCGCCGGCAACTGATGATAGCGCGCCGGCAGACGACGCAAGCACACCTGTTCCGGTCACCGCTGACCCTGTGGCCGATGATACGGATACCACCGCGCAAGCCGATTCTGGCAATAGTGCACCGACGGACGATTTAGAAACCGCCGATCCCACCGCTCCGGATACTCCGGAATCTCCCGCCACACCGGACGAACCGGACACGGGATTAGACGGGTAAGTACTTCCTCCGAAAGTACTTTTGACGGGCGCGCGTTCACTTATGGCGCGCGCCCGTTTTGTAAGAAAAGAAATTATGGACCCGTTATTTCGATTCCTGACCGCGCTCACAATCTTCCTTTTTGTCGCCTATTTTGTCGGTAAAGAGGTAGTGTCATGACCACAAAAGTACTTTCAATGAAAATCAAATTGCCCGCGCACCGCGAAAATGCGCTTGACGACAAATTACTGAATGCGCCAGGCGAAGAATACTTTCCCGCGTATCTCAAAGAGCACCGGCCTAATCTGATAGATGACGGAGTATTCACCGGCGAATTGGCGGCAGATGATTTTGTCTCTGAAAGAACGGCGCGCTATTCCAATGTGCGACGGCGTAAGCAAAGCAAGCTAAAAAGGGCGGTGAGGGCGTGACTATCTGGGATGGTTTGTCGATATTTGGTTCATTATTGTCACTTGTTTTAGGTGGCTTATTAGCGGAGTGGAAAAGTGACATGGCCGCCATGCGCGACGAAATCAAAGAGCTCCGCGAAGAATGTAGAAAAAACGAAGCGCGCATCGATGCTTATCAAAAAAACGAATATTTGACGAACCGCAAATTAGATCGCGTTATTGATTATTGTCGGATGCAAACACGTGAAATGCGGGACGTTTTGAGCATCAACAAAAAGGGGCAGGTACTTGCCCCGGAACACATTGAAAAACTGGAATCTTTGCCGACGATTGATGATGTTTTGAAGGAATTTTGAAATGGCTAAAGAAACTAACAAAATCGGCAAATTCCATTTTGATATAAACATCCCGGCGGAAGTATTACCAGCAATCAAAAAAGTACTTTTGCCGCTGGATTGGATGTTACCTGGCTGGGCGCAACATTGCTTTATCCATTATTGTATTGATGATGAGGACGGCCACACGGCCAGCGCTGATGTTAGTTATGAATATCGCTTTATTCACGTCAATCTGTATCCGCAGTGGCTAACACTGGATGAGGAATACAGAATTGAAACTTTGGTTCACGAACTAATTCATTCCATGACGATGATTTTGTTTTCATATACAGAGCAAACCGTGCAGGCGCTTACTAAAGATCAAGAATTGTTAAAAGAAGCAATTTTAGAGGAAATGAAAAACCGGCATGAATCCATGACGCAGGATTTGACGTGGGTTATCCGAGGTTTGATGAAGCAACATGGCTAAAACAGTAGCATCCGAACTCGCAAAATTATTAGAAGCCCCAGCACTGGATAAACAGTCGTTGGAGTTTGACGCGCCGCAACTTTGCGCTGTGACGGGCGAAACAATTACGGCTGGTTATCGCATCAAAGATGCCACAACATCCGCCACGAATGAGTTCATGGACTTATTCCATGGAACGCCTGATGGATACATCAGTGAGGATGTGGCGCGATTGATGAAAGTCCAGCGCATCGGCAATGTGGCTATTCACAACGACATATTACATCGTCCGATGATCTCTAACGAAAGCGCCAAGGATCAAGGCCGCGCGTGCTGGAGTGAATTAGTTGGCGATGAAGAATCCGGCGTCCTCCTGACGCAAACTTTGAAGCATAAAATGGATGTTGCGGGATTAGGCAAATATACAAAAGGAGTGAAAGTCTCATTTGACACGAATTATGAAAAAGCCAGAACAAAGCTGGTGAACATTAAGGGCATATCGAGCAAAGCGAGTATGTGTCCTGTGATCATGGAAGGACACAGCACGGCAATTCAATTCGCGTGGGATGTGGGGATTGGTAATTGCACCGGTTGCGGGTTTGGGGCGTTGAGGTAATGAGTAAAGCAGAGCGCGCAGCGGTCGAAGATAACCAGGATTTAAAAATTTCACGTCCTTACCCGCCAAAGCAATTACTTGTGACATTGCCGGAGATTGAATTTCTGCCCGCGCCGGAAATTACGACCTGGATACGCGAAGTTTTACTAAACCCAGAAAGTCCTTTATTCAACGAAGACCATAATCATTTGAATGAAGCAAAAATTGGCTGTCTGTGGACGAGCCAATATTATGCGAAGCATCAGCGCGAAGTGATGGGGCTGTGCGAAGTGCCGAACATCCAGGGCAATGCCTGGTTGAAGGGCAGGATGGAACAGCAGCTTGTCGGGTGGTTCGGGGACGTGCCGGACTTTGTTTTGACGTTCTATGCGCCGTTCGCGAATGCTATTACGAACGCGGAGTGGTGCCGATTGGTGGAGCATGAGGTTTACCATTGTGGCCAGCAGTTAGATGATTACGGAATGCCGAAATTCACCAAGGAAGGCGCGCCTAAATTCGGGATTCGCGGGCATGATGTTGAAGAGTTTGTTGGTGTTGTCCGGCGCTACGGTCTGGGCGCGTGCCATGCCGGAGTGAGAGAATTTGTCGAGACGGCGAGCCAAGCGCCGGAGATAGCGGAGATTGATATTGCCAGCATGTGCGGGACGTGCTTAGCGAAAATTTAGTTTTATTTAGTTTTACAAATGCATGAGTGCCAAGGGTCTGAAGGATGAACAAAAATGCTATATTGTGCAAGCACTTGCGCGGTTTGTGTCGCCTTCGGAAGTTGCGGCGGGTGTAAAACAGGAATATGGCATTGAAGTTTCGATGCAGGCTTTGCAGGTTTATGACCCCACTACTGTAGCGGGGAGGCGCCTAGGCGAGAAATACAGCCAGTTATTCAAAGAGACTCGCACGAAGTATTTGGCTGACACAAGTAGCATCGGCATTGCGCAACAAGCGTTCCGTTTAAACAAGCTGCATGAAATGGCGATGAATGCTTTGAGCCGAAAGAATTACCAACAGGCGGCGCAATTTATGGAGCAGGCGGCAAAAGAAGTGGGCGGAGCGTATACGAACCGACGAGGTCACACCAGCAGCGACGGCAGCATGACGCCAACAGCAATACAAATAATTCCTTATGTTAAGCCAGATAGCGATACCGCCTAAATTAGTTCCGGTCTTTGATTTTTCAAAGCACTATCGGTATCGTGGCGCTAAAGGAGGTCGCGGGAGCGCTAAGACACGCACATTCGCAAAGATGGCGGCAGTGCGGGCGTGGCAGCTTTCTATGTGCAAAATGAGCGGCGTTATCCTGTGCGGCCGTGAGTTTATGAACTCGCTGGAAGATTCCAGCATGGCGGAAGTTAAAGCGGCGATAGAAAGTGAATCGTGGCTGCGTGAACAATACGACATTGGTGAAAAGTACATCCGTACTAAGAATCGGCGTATAGAGTTTGTCTTCGCGGGATTACGGCATAATTTGGATAGTATTAAATCCAAGTCACGGATTTTAATAGCGTGGATTGACGAAGCGGAAGCGGTGAGCGAAACGGCGTGGATAAAGCTATTGCCTACTGTGCGTGAGGAAGGTTCGGAAATTTGGATAACGTGGAACCCGGAGAAAGATGGTTCACCGACTGACAATAGGTTCGTGAAACATCCTCCGGCTAATTCGAATATCGTAGAGATGAACTATCACGACAATCCTTACTTTCCGGCAACGCTGGAGCAGCAGCGCCAGGACGACCAGAAGCGGATGGATGAAGGTACATACCGATGGACTTGGGAAGGCGATTATCGCAAAGAAAGTGAAGCTCAAATATTCGCGGGTTGCTATGAAGTGGCAGAGTTTGAGCCAGCGGAAGACTGGACGCTTGTTCAAGGTTTAGACTGGGGCTTCGCGAACGATCCCACAGCGGCGGGCAGAAGTTACGTGTGGGATAACAAGCTATTCATTAGCCACGAAGCCGTGAAAGTCGGTTTGGAATTGGACGACACGCCGAAGTTCATCATGGATAGAATCCCGGACTTTGAAAAATGGGAAACGCGGGCAGATTGCGCCAGGCCGGAAAGTATTAGGTATGTGAATAGACACGGTTTGGCGCGCGTGAGAGCTTGCAAAAAGTGGCCCGGCAGCGTGGAAGATGGGATCGCTCATATCAAAAGCTACGACCGCATTTTTATCCACCCGCGTTGCGTGGAAACAAAAAAGGAATTCGGATTGTATAGCTATAAGGTAGATCGGCTGAGCGGCGATATAAAGCCTATTCCGGAGGATGCTTATAATCATTGCATAGATCAGCTTAGGTATGGGTTGCAGCCGATGGTGAGAATGAGAGAGCAAACCACGCCACAATCCACACGCACTCAAAAGAGGTATTTTAACTAATGGCAATTACAATTCAATCTACCAATAAGGCAAAGGAACTTCTGCAATCAATCGACGGCAAGCGTTTACCCTTGATGAAGGTTATCCGTGAGTACCAGCGGGGCGATCATTGGCAGAAAGCCACTGGCTGGGGCGGCCCTCCATTGCCAGAAGACGGGATCACTTCCGTGCAAGCGAAGGAGGATCAGACGCCTATCCCTGTAATTGATAAGGCTATTGAGCGCTACGTTACCGGCATGATTGGAGATGAGCCGGCTTTTGAGGTGACTCTTGTTCGCGAGGTGACAGATGAATCCCCCGCGACACCTGAAGAACTGGCGGAAATGGCAGAGTTTAATGAGGTGCTCACGCATTTTTGGGATGGTAGGGGCGTTTTGGAAAAGGTGCAGGATGCGCTGGAAAATCTTTGTAGCGGACGTGGGACATTACGACCGTTCATTCCTCCGGAATCGCCCATTATTACAGATGCAAAACGAGTAAGTACTCTCACTGAGGCGATGGATTACATCCATTTGGAAGCGCCGTCGTGGGAGCAATGCGGAGTATTTACGGACGTGCGCTCAATGCGGGAGATTGGTATCTATCTTTATGACGAACAATATATCGACAGCGATGGCGCAACTCGCTATAAACCGCGAGTAGAGATCACGGAATTAGACGACAATAAAAATACTCTATTCCGCGTTATTGAAGGCGGGCAGTCAACAGAAGATCAAACGTATGATTGCAATGGCAATATTTGGGTATTCCAGGCAATTGATGACAAGCCACTTATTCGGGAACCTCAACGCAAATTGCAAAGAGCGATTGATTTTCTTAACACGATTATTCCCAAGAATGCTACCTATGCCGGTTTTCGGGAGAGGCATTTTATCAATGTAAAGCAGCCCATGGATGAGAATGGGAAACTTGCCGATCCACAGATGGGACCAACGACGGTTAATTTTTGGCAACCGACAGTGACTACGGATTCCGAAGGCAATCAGAAAGCAGCGCCAGCGACTCTGATTTTAAGTGAGCCTGTTAATAGCCAGCCGATCCGAGATGATATTACGCACATGATTTACATGTTCCTAAAATCTGTTCACCAGGATGATGAAATGATGAATGGCGATGCCGTTGCGAGTGCTGTGAGCCGCGTTCAAGCGCGAGCAGGATTCGCAAATTCGCTACTGCGCAACAAACCAAAAGTCGAACGAATGTTGCGCGATATGTTGATGACAGTTCTTTGTCTGGCGTGTGAGTTGTCCGGCGAAAAGGGAAAGCTGCAAAAACTTAAAACGGATTATCGTATTCGCGTGGACGTAAAGCCCAATAGCGGGCCGCTTTCACCCGAAGAGGAGTTGGCAGTTGTTTCATTTTACGAGAAAGGCGTTATTTCGCGTGAAACTGCACAGGTGATGCTGGGCGTTGAAGATGTGGAAGGCGAAGCTCAAAAGCTACGCGAAGAACAGGAAACTTCACAAATATATCTGCAAAACCAAGCTACGATTATGCAGACCGTGGCGGTCGCTGGCGCTCATTTGGAGAACGCAGCCATTTTCGCAGGCGTTGATAAGGAAGAAGCCAAGAAGTTAGGGCAAGGGGATTTTGTAGGAGGCGAAGATGACAACACAAACAACGAGAGCGGAGCCGGTTAAGCCGCGCGGCAAAGCAATCAAATGGACTGACGAGGACATAGACAGAATGGTCGCGGAAGATACTTCCGATGCAGGAATCGAACAAGCTCAAGCTGATTGGAATGAAAAAGCGCCGAAGGATTATAAAAGTCTTTTGGATGCAGAACCTATAAGCAATGGCACTACTCCAAAAAAGTAAAATAACGCCTGATTTTCGTTGGAATCCAGCCTTGCGCGGCGGTCGTTACATTGGCCCGAACGGACGTATAGTCTCGCCTCTTAGGGTGCGCGAGGTTATTGATGATTACATTGAAAAACAGGCCGATGTAGCCCGCAATCTGGCGGCGCAACTAAGCAACAGAGAAATTACAATTGCCGAATGGCAAAAGGCGATGCACAAGGTTGTCGCAAATACCATCAACGCCAATATCGCAGCTGAGAAAGGCGGCTGGGCGCAGATGGATGCTAAGGCGCGAGGGACGGCGGCTCAGTTGATAAAACAGCAATTGGGCGGTCTTAAAAAATGGGAATCGCGCGGTTTACGTGGCTTTGCCGAAGACCTGGAAAGCGGCAAGCAAAAAATGGACGGATCATTTATCAACCGCGCTTTGATGTATGTAAATTCAGGGAGGGTAAGTTATGAATCAGTGCGGCGCGATGACATGAAAGAGCGCGGCATGACAGAAGAGAAAAACATTCGTCATGTCACGGATAGTTGCAAAGGGTGTTTAGAGGCCACAACCGCAGGATGGCAGCCTATCGGGACATTGCCCATGATCGGTGATCGGGATTGCGTAATGAACGATAAGTGTTCTTTTGATTATCGCTAATAGTAACGATAAATCAGTGTTGACAAATTTTCAGTAAAGGATTAAAATCATGTTCAGTCACATCTTCAGTCGTACCTACAGTCGTTTTACCCCAGTCGTATTTTTTGAAGCCGATGGCGTTCCCGCCGGAGGCGCAAGCCCACAGTCGGAAGATAAACCGTCGAACCCCACTAAAGCCGAAATTGAAAGCGTTGTTCAAAAGACGATCCAAAACGTGTTGAATTCGCAGCGTGTCGCAGGTGATACCAGCGCAGCTCTTGAAGTTCTTGCAGCAAAAGCGCTCAAGGAAGAAAAGCGCGCCAAAGACGCCGAGGCGAAGATCGGAACTATTCCCGAAGATGTCAAAGCAAAACTGGACGCCTTTGAAGCTCTTGGGACAGTCGAAGACATAACCAAGCGTCTTGAGAACGCTACAACACTGGAAGCCGAAAAGGCGCAACGCGAACTCACTGATGGATTCCGCAAAGCCGCGCAAGTGGCAGGCTATGACGCCGATGCGCTTTTGGAAGTCATTGGGCAGATTCCAAAATCTGTTATCGAGACCATCAAAAAAGATGGTAAGGATATTCAGATTGCAAAAGTACTTTCAGGTGATGATGACAAAGACGGCAAGTCTTTTGAGGAATCTATGAAAGAACGCTTCCCGAAAATCCATGACAGTTTGAAAGCGGACAATAAACATCGAGTGCAAGCGCCGGTAATGGGAGTGGGGAGCGGAACATCGCAGGTTAGCCAGGCGGATGCTTTCATAGCCCGAATTGAAAAACAGAAGGCGGAAAAGCGCAATCCTTTGATGCCGGTAGTGGATGCAAAATAAAGTAGCGCGATAGCGCAAGGAGTATTTATTATGGGATGGACTGATAATACAACCATCAACGCGCCGGGCGCAGTTGTAGACCCGGCTAGCATTATGATGAACAGCGGTCGTCAGGTGGACTTCACAAACACGCCTGACAGCTATAAAGGCGCTGACGGCAACAAACTGATCCCGGCTTTCACTGTTGTTAGCCAACTGGCAAGCGGTAAAGTGATTCCGCGAGTAGGCAATGAATTGACTGTCACCGTCGCGGTTGCCTCCAACGTTGCCACGGCCACAAAGACCGCTCACGGTCTTGCGGCAGGGCAACAGGTTTATATCAGCGGCGCGAATCTTTCGTATGTGAATGGTATTAAAACCATTGCCACTGTGCCGACTGCTGATACGTTTACTTTCGCAGCCACCGGCAGCGATGCAACGGCTACAGGGACGATCAAGGCAGGTATTGTGGCGTGCGGGATGCTTGTTTCCAATGCTGTTGAAAACAGTAAGAGCGATTCTGTTTCAGGGTATGGCATTATCGTTGGCGGAAATCTTTATGAGAACCTGTTGCCCGATGCGACCGGCACACCGGCGGTTCTCTCCGATGAGATTAAAACCGAGTTGGCCAACGCGGGGACAGGGTTCTATTTCGAACAATACGGAGATTCCCGAACCTCTTAATTTAATGCCATTTTGGCAAAGGAGTAACATAAAAGATGGATATTAACTTTAATGCTGTATTGGCCGATTTGGAGCCGGGTTCTTTGCTGAATCTGATGTCTGCGGCGCGCAACGATCCCGATTACTTTTTCACTACGTTGTTGCCAGAACGCAATATGCCCGATTACAACGCGGAATTGGGAAATATGACGGTGCGTTCCACGATGGCCGGATTGGTGGGCATGGATTCGCCGTTCCCGCCCGGCGGTATTGTGCAAGCGCGAACCTTCAATGAAAAGGTGGCGAAGATTGCTATCTCCATCGGCATGAATGAAGAGACGCTGCGCACTATTCAAAAATTTGTGCGTGAATACATCTTGCAAAACAATGGGGCAGGTGCACCGGCTCCCACTGACTTCTTGACCGGCGAAGCATTGAACTTCTTTAATAAAGTTGTGGTGCAGGGCATCAAGGACACCCGCGAATGGTTGCGAGGCCAGGCGCTACTTGGCGAGATAGATTGGACATTCAATAACAAAACGTTATCCGTGGATTACGGATTCCCCAGTGCCAACATTTTGACATCGCGGTCGGGGACGTCGGCTTATAACGGATCGGCATCCAGTTTCTGGACGGACGTGAAGGCAATGCGCAAAGCACTGCGGACATCCACGAACATCATCTTTTTGTGCCATCCAGACATGGCAGAGGCGATTGTGGATAATCCTGTGAATAGCGTGAATGTTGTAGCCCAAACCGTCAATTCACGGACAATACAAAAAGTTGTTGGTGATAACCGTGTCCCCACGGGCGATGCGCGGGACAAACTCACCCTTATCACCTATGGGTTAGAAGGCGAAGTTTTGGATCCCTCTGATGTTTCCGTGACGGTGACAAAAGAGTTCCAGAAAGATAACAAACTACTTGCAATCGGCAATGGCAACAACCGTGCTTATCGCGTCGGTCAAGGTTCATCCGAAGATCCCATCAATGATCTGGAATTGGGCTACACGCATCTTGCGCCAACAATAGAGGGCAATGGCGCGATGGGCGACTGGGGCCGAATGTTTACCCCAGAAGCCCGTCCAATGCAGTTGCAAGGCGAAGGCGTTTCTAACTGTTTGCCGGTCATTGAGCGTTACAATGCGGTTGTTGTCGGTACTTCCACAATCTCTTAACCATTATGACAGTCACCGCCGAAAGGCTTTGTCAGCAATCAAACCTTGAGCCGACTGATCTGGACGAATCTATTGTCAGTCCTGACGATGATGAGTCCGGTCAGTTGGCGGCGATGGAGGCATGGGTAGAGGAAAACGTATTGCCTATTGCCGATGGCGAAGTGTCCGTTCCATTGTTAAAAGCGACTGGCTTCGACACAGTGGATGATTTTATCGATCAACGATTCTCGTCCGTTTCAGATGATGTAAGAACCGGCTGGAAGGAAAAGGGGAATGCGTTGTATGATGGCGCTGTGATTAGTTACGGGCGCAGCGAAATCAATAAATGCATCAACTCCACTTCTGATGAATACGATAAGGATTCAGATCAGGATCGCATCCAGGGCAATCAGCGTTTGCAAAAGCTGGTTGAATGGGCTACTACGTTAATTGAGACACAGGGTCAGGGCGACGCCTCTCAAGAGGTCACTTTAAACAATTCCAGTTCGGCGCAAGTCAAGGCGGTGTGGTCATAATGGCAACATTCAGAACAACGCCTGGCGGATCGCAAATCGGACGTATTTCAGATCGCTATGAGCGGCGCGCGAAGAGTGTTGGACGCGAGAGCGCAAGGCATCGCGGACGCATGGCGAAGATTCTCAAAAAAGGATTGGAAGATGCTACGCAGGAACAGCTTTATGATCGCACTACATTAAAAGTGACACGGGATATGTTCAACAGTATCCGCGCAAGATTTTTAGGTAATGTAGTGCAGGTTGGCTATTTCTTTGGCCGTGGCGCACGACATGCAAAATACCGCCTCAACATGATTGGTCGTTCAAAACAAGATGGTCACGTGTTGGACATGCAACCATCGGTATATATCAAAAAACATTGTGACCGCGATATAAAGCGTTCTGAACGCGAGTCGATGCGGGCTATCAGGGAGACAAAATAAATGCCTTGGCCAATTGGCACTGACGCAACCGACAATCTGAAAACTGTTTTTGAAACGTGGTTGCGTGGGCGTCTCACTGCATCGCCTTACAAACAGCGTCTGCCGCGCAGGCATATTGTTGTTGGCGTTCCCAATAGCAGCAAGAAAATTTCCGGGTCAATAAAAGTACTTTTATACACCGGAAAGGATGACGAACCGCCTTATGAGTTCAATTCAGAAAGCGGCTACACGATGGAGGAAACGCACCGCATTACCATTGACGTTCAGTCCGACGAACGCGGCGCGAAAGCCAACGAGGATGCGTTGGTTGCGTCCATTATTCGGCAAATAATGCAATCCCCTACGGAACGCGCAGGGTTGATTGCATTAGGTGTATATAACGTAAAAGAATCTGCTGACGAGTTGGAGATTGATGGTGTGGATTTCAAACGTCCCATCAATTTTACATGTTCAACAGATACGCTAATTTCAAATTAAGAGAGGTTTTAAAATGCCACAGTATGCAAATGATGTTTTAGCTAGAGTAAATGGGCTGCTCAACATTGGCGGCGATTTGGTCAAGTTTACCGGCGTCGCGCAAGGCGGCGGCGATTTAGTTGCTTACGATTCAATGCCGGTAGGTGGCCCGCCGTCTGCCAATTATTATCAGGACGTGCGAGCGCCAGTCACAATTGATTTGACGTGTCCTATTCCCGGCGAAGATGCCACGGCATGGAACACGTTTTTAGATCGATTCATGGCTGATAGTTCTGGATTGAGCGTTGGCGCAAAGAAGTTTGATGTTGTGGCCTCTCCCTCAACAAGCGGTCAAATGATGTTGATTGGCTTGAATGATATGATCGGCCGCCAATTCACGGTAAGTTCGCGGCCAAAGATCAATACGCAATATCAGCAGAATGCGGAATTGTCCGTGACGCTCACCGAAAGTGGAAGCACAAGCGAATAAAAGTACTTTTAAGGAGAAAACTTAATGCCTAAAACATTAAACGTTTCACTGAACATTTCCGGTGAGGCTGTGAATGTGGCGATCAAAACCACGGCCGTAAATAACGCATTGCGGCGTTATGAGTTGCCAACAACAGAATTCGCTGCGTCCGCCGCCAATAAAGAAGTATTGGCTCCAATTGATATTAGCGCCGCGTCGTTGGTGATGATTGTCCCGACAACGGAAGTGACGCTAAAAACCAACAGTAGCTCGGAAGCAACCGACACCAAAACGTTGGCCGCCGGACAGGGGATTATCTGGTGGGACGGCTGCGGTTTTGATTTAAGTGATTACTTTAGCGCCGACATCACGGCGATGTATTTCACCAATAATGACGAAGCAAACGCCGGTTCTGTTTCTATTGTAATTTTGGACGACGCAACTCTGTAAAAGGAATCTATGAGTATTAAAACATTAGTAAATCCCACGCCGGACGGAGAATCCGGCGTGGTGTCATCGTTATCTGACATCAAGGCGCGCCTGGCAAAACGCCGGGAGCGCGACTTGTCCAAGCTCCCCACGCATTATCATGAAGCGTTGGGTACAATTCATATCGGGTTTTTGCCCGCTGATGGATACCATGCCATCGAAGCCGCTGACATGCGGCGTGAGGAATTCGGCATTGGCACGGATCACCAGTGGCCGGATGAGGATATTAAGAAGTTTCAGGATAACAAGCGCGATCGTGCCTATTTGAAATATGGCGTGATCACCGGCGACAATCAGCGGCTGGATAATGACGTGGTGGAATTATTATTATCTGGCGATTTCGGCGCGGAAAACCGCAAATTGATAAACGCTATTCAAAAGCAAAATCCGCCGCGCGAAAACCTTGTCGATGAGCTGCGCGTGTCTCATGCGTTCAATCGCATGACATGCATCCTTTTCCGCATTTTGGAGCGCGCCGGGTGTTTGGAAAAAGTACGTGATTTCCTTTTGGCTGATCCTGAAAGCGTAGAAGCAAAAATACTTGCCGAAGATTTGGGCAAATGGGAAGCAACGTTGCCAGCATGGGAAGTCTATTTGGAAGCCGAAGATGCTGCCAAGCATTATGGCATTGGTGTTTATGACCGCCTAAAAATTGAAGCCGCTGATCAAGCCGAATAATCATGGGGAATACCACAGTCGACAACATGGTTTTGCAGTTCATCACACGGGGAGAAAATGCTTTCAAAAGTACTATCTCCAGCGTTGGCAGGTCTATTGGCACGCTTGAAAACCGTATGACTGCATTAGGCACAGCCGGTAATGTCGTCGCTGCTGTTGGTGGCTACAAAGTACTTTCCTTCATCAAACAACTTGGCAATGAATCATTGAATGCCGTCGGCATGATGGATCAGTCAGAGAAAGCGATGGGCGCGTTATTGCATAACCAAGCGCTTGGAATTAAAACGGTTAATGAGGCGTTGCAATATTCACGTAATACTCCGTTCTCTTTCCAGAATGTAACACATGAAGAGCAGACACTCGAAGCAATGGGGTTTGCTGCAAAAGATTTAATGCCGACCATGAAGGCTCTGGGTAATGTTGTTAGTTCAGTTGGTGGCGGCGATGCACAGTTTGCGCGAATTTCATATCGATTAGGTGAAATCCGCGCGCAGGGCAAAGCGTATGCGCGTGACTTGATGGATTTGGGGCGCAACGGTATTAATTATCGCGAGATCATGGAAGCCGGTTTAGGCCATGCGGTTACCAAAGACCAACTCACCGAAATGGATGGTGAGAAGTTTGTAGAGGCTTTCATCAAAGGCGTTCAAATCAAGTTTGGCGGCGTGATGGATAAAATGATGGACACCATCCCCGGTCAGCTTCACAAACTCGAAAATTCCAAAATGATCTTGAAGATCGACATGGGCAAAGCCTTTTCCGGTTCTTACATGAAAGGATTACAAATGGAAAGTGCCCTTGTCGATAAGCTGGATTATTTTGTGAAGCATCATCCGCGCATTACCGCAGGATTGGAAGCCACTGCGGGCGTAGGAGCGCTTGGGCTTACTGGTGTGGCGGGAGCGACTGGTTTGGCGATGGCTTATAACCAGATCACAACAGCCGTCGGCAAAGCCTCCGCCGCAAAACGCGTTCTTACTGATGTAACAAAATTGGACACTGCCGCCGAAGGCGCGAAAGCCATAGTCGCTGGTAGAGAAGGCAACGCGATTGGCGATGTTGGAACTGTTGTGGAGGATGCGATCAAATCAAAGAAAGGATTATCGCTTGCGACAAAAGAGGCTGGGGGCTATTCTGCGATGCTGGCCGCAGAAACTGAGAAGATAGCAAGCAGATTTGGATTATCAAGCGCCGCCGGGATGAAAAACGCAGAGCAACTTGCAAAGCAAAGCCTGGCAGCACGCGGCATCACAGCCGAAATGGAAACATTGGCACCGGCAGCGGAAACGGCAGCAATAAAATTGAGTAAATTAGATCGAATAAAGAACCTGTTGGGACGTTCAATATCCCCCGCGATGTCGGAAATTCCTCAATTGCAAAAACAGATGTTTGACCCAATGGGCTTTTATACAAAAAGCAATGGAGTTTTAGCGACGCGCCGTCAGATATTTCCGACACAAGCTATTAATCGTCGTATTATGGCGGCGGCTAGTGAAGGTGAGTTCACATCCAACGGTTTTAATATGCTGGGCGGCGAAGCAATTACTTATGGTGGCGCAGGGGTGGCCGGCGCTCTTGGAATCGGTGCAGGGGTTTCTGCTTACAATAACTGGGAAAAAGCAGGGGATACGACCGGCGCAGCGGCGGCAAAAGCTACTGTTACTGGTGTTGGCGCTGGATTAGTTTCTTTGTTTGTGCCTGGCGGTGCGGTTATGGTCGCCGCGACGGAAGGGCTGGCATTTGCTATTAACAAAGCCTATAACGAGCCAATGGAAAATAAAGCCGTTAGCGATAATCCGCTTGGCGACACTCCGGCTACGCAAGGCATGACCTCTGCGCAAAAAGCCGCTTTTTATGCCAATAAGGCAAAGCATGAACATGATGGCTTCTTGGATTGGGCATCCCCAGGTGTTAATGCCACAAACGAAGATAGGCGAAAAGAAGATTTGCGGCAGTCACAGTTATTTGCACAGCAAGACCGTCACGACAAAGCTCACGCAAAACTGAAAAAGGACGCTGCTGATAAAGCCGCCGCCGAGGCAAAAGCCGCCAAGGATCAGCGAGCAAACGATATTTATAACACAATCAACGGCGGCGCAGCGTTTTATGGCGGTTCTCAAGGCCGCAACGGCGCGTGGACAATAACGATCCCGCAAAGCGCCGCTGACAAGTCACACAACAAATTAAAAGCCAATAACAATATGACGCCGAATTTTTTGTAGGAGGGAAAGATGCCAACATTCACAGACTGGAAATCGGATAAGAGCGATGGTACTTTACCCAATACGGAAGATGCGGGCATTTTTCAGTATCGGCATTTTATCCACTGGGAAACGGTGCAAAGCTGGGGCGCTGGAATAGGTAGAAAAGGAACTGGCACATGGACGATTCAAATCAAAGACCCGTCTGGTATTGTGATATTTGAGCAAACGGTGCAAATATCAGTGTCAGTTCTCTTTTTTGGGTTCGTGATTACATGGTTTTATTACGAAGATGAAGATGTATACACAACAACGATTGTCGATGGCCAACAGATCACCGCTGACAATCCTGTTTCTACTTATTTAGTAGGTGCCGAAGAAGGAGATATGATACCAGGCGGTGATACTGTTTCCGGAGACATTATAGATGCTTTCTATGAATCGGCTGTTTATAAAATGTCTGTTCCGGTCGGTTCAACGTTCCATGTTATTGACGACCGCTGGGGCTTGGGAGTGCAAACGCGCCCGGATTGGCAATGGCGATTTGGCGACGGATCAGACTTTCAAATTGACAGTACTTTTGATAGTTTCGGATTCCTTAATAGCGTGACATCATACAAAGGTACTTCCGATTTATTGTGCCAACGCAGTTTGCCGAATCATACAACACGCGAACAACTGGCCATTTTATCCGGCAGTGATCCAGTGATGGCAGTTTTGCGTAATGGAAAAACGCTGCTGATAAAAAAAGATTCTAATGATTTTGGGATGCATGAAAGCCTAGACGCGATGATGTCATTTCAGAAGCGGGATGATGAATTACTGCAAGGAAGTGTGACTATGCCTCATTTAGTAGCGTTACGCGGCGGCGGATATTTACAGCTTGCCAAAAGCGCGGGAGAGTTCAAATATATTCGGGTGGGGCCGGATGGCGCAAAAACTAATGGCGCTATCAATGACGCGGCTGGCTACAAGGAATTATCCGCCGCACAGGCCGATAACGGGGTTATTACGTTAATCAACGAAACCGGCGCACCGGTGGCAAGCAGCGCTGATGATGGGGTGAGTTTTCAATAGCAACAACGCCGCGATATTTTCCAAAACTAAAATTATATAATCGCACTCGCGCCGCGCACCGCGCGTTGTTGCATGATGTTGTCACATCTGATTTGATGGGCAGCACTGTTTTGGCACCGGCGAAGCGTAGCAATATCATATTCACCAAGCTGGATGAGAACAAAACAATCGCCACACTGGATTATAAAATCAAATGGGTGGACGCTGGTGTAAATCAGTGGATGCGCGTCCCTAACGGTCAGGAAACTCTATACCGCGAAAATGCGATTGCATTATTAAATACAGAACTTGCCACTGAAAATGCCAAGAACCCGCCCGATCCAAGTATTGTAGATAGCATCACCACATCGATAAAACAATTATCGGAAGGCGGCAGCGGTTACTTAAGCGATGCGTGGGGGTCGATGGATTTGGACCCCGGTACGCTGGGTGTGTTCTGGCGGCTGGCTGCACCCAATGTTCCCGTCACACTAAAAAGTACTTTTGACATCGAAAAAAATCGGTCTATTTCATTCCGCTTGCAACGGGGGTTGGAGCCAGAAGGACAGGGGGATGATTTTTCATTCACCATAGAAATAGGTAATGGAGACACGCTATATGCAATCGTGATGTCCAACGACGGCAACAACAGCAACTTCATTCACTATCGTAACATGAAGCCGAAGGCGCGCCAGGCATTATTGGATCAACGCGATGCCTTGCTGGATTTTGGGCGCATTACCCCGGCAGAACAAAAGGAAATTGACACCCTCACAGAGCAGATCAAAGCTGCAAAAGCAGCGAACGAAAATGGCGAGGCGGTGACAGCAGCAGAGGTGGAGATCAAACGGATTAAAGACAAAAAGATTCTTCCGTCGCAACAGGCACAAATAGATGACATTGAAAACCAACTTTACATCGAACAGAAACCATTCCATTTACAAGAGGATGCCCAAAGCCTATTAGGAAAACCGGTTGATATTACAATCCATTTTTTGCGCGCTGGATATGTGATTATCAAAAGCAACGAAAGTACTTTTGTCTATGAAAACAAGCGGCTCACTGGCTGGCGTCCAGCGGGGTATCACGACGGCTTACCGGATCGTTCGCAGATTGTCATCAAAAGCACTGGCGGCCAATTCGCTCTTGTGTATGGACATCCTGAACGTAAACCAACCGGCGTACTTTTAACGCAGCCATTCGATGTTGATTTTGCGCCTACTGATGCTGATTTAGATATTGACGCGGACGCCGATGATGACGGCGAAGGTTGTTCTATTGAATATGCGGTGAAGCAATACAAGCCCGCTAAAAGTACTTCGATGGGCGCGGTGACAAACGCGCAGTATCAAATACAAGTCACTTTCACCAGCGACGGCAAATACACGCCGGAATTGTTTAATGCGCAATTGCACATCGCGCCGCCGCAGCCTGATGTGTTGGATTTGATTTGGGATTCACAAGTACAAGGCAAAAACACGGCGGCTAATAGCGGGAACTGGATTCAGGATTTTCTGTTAACCGACGACGCGCGCCGGACGCGGCAGGTGACGGCACACGTTGATAACTCATTTAACAAATGCCAATTACCGGTCAGCCTCGGCGGTCTTGCGGTGGACGCTGTATTACGTGATACGCGCGAAGATGTGGACGTTCCGATACTCACGCATGGCTGTATCGTAAATGGATTCCAGGGAGACAAAGTAGGGTTTGGTGATACTGCCAAAATTGGCAGCCGTGGCGGCGCGGTGATGACGTGTATCGGCGTAGAAGGATTTTTGGATCGTGAGATCGACGCCAAGATTCGAGGCGATGGAAAGTTTCCCAATGATTACTTGCGCGAGCTATGCCGCGATGCCGGGTTACTGGAAGAAGAATATGCCGGAATCCCGCCGGGCGATATTGGACTTCCAGTTATTGAGAGGTCAGTTCCAGGAGAGCCGCCAGCAGTGCAACCTGACGACGACGCAAAGTATTGGGAATTTATGAACTCATTTGCGCAAGGGCATTGCTTGAATTGGTTATTATTCTCAGACGGAACACAGCTTCGATTGGAAGCGCCAATGAGCCGCGATAAGACAGAGCACAACTATCAGTTGCCGCCGGATGTTGCTGTGTCGGATAAGCACTGTTTACGCAGGAATATTTCGTATGTGCAATCGTTAAACGGTTTTGTGACTTCCGTCACAGCGGTGGGAGCCAAAGACCCGCTTACCGGAAAACGGTTAATGCACACGGAAAGCATTCCGCAGGCCAACGACAAGCGGTTTCTGAATACGGTGTTTTATGTTGGCAAGGAAATGAAAGAAGTTCTGCCTTACGATGATTCACTGACCGACATGAAGTCCGTTATTCTCAGAGCGCGAAACCGCTTGCAAATATCCACACTGACGCCGAACGGTTTATCTTCCTGGCTTGCTAATGTGGACATTGATTTTGATGCGGATTTAAGAGCTGGCGATGTGCGGAAATTATTCAGCAAAAAGATCGTTGTGGATAATGTGCAGTTTGGCTCGTTGAACGCAGGCGATGGTGAGAGTATGCAGGCGCAATTTCAATTAGTAGAGGACTGGGAATAATGTTAAATGAACACGATTTACAATTAAAGGAAGCTATCCGGCAAAGCCGCGCGACGTCGCAAGGCGCGCGCATGAACGCGGGAGCGGCCACGCCCACAAGCCAAGTCAGTAGCACTTTGCAAGATGCCGATGGAACACCGCGAAGATTGTGGATTCCCGGCGTCGATCCTTTTAATGCTGATGGATATTATTTCGGCGATAATCCGCTGGACGTAGGAGAGTTACGATAATGGCAATAGCAAACGGCACTTTACCAAGGTTAGACAGTTCGCCTTATGATAATCCAGCGAACTTTGTAGCGACGTGGGATGCTGCGATGGATTTAATTGAAGCCAATTTAGGCGGCGGTTCCGGCACTGATGCAAACGCGCTGTGGTTTTATAAAACCGGTCGTACTATCACATCGCCGCTTCCTACAGTTGCGCCGTCGCCCGCGCTGGGTGTTTATTTGCCGGAAGGCTTCCAGTGGTTTCAGGATGGCGTGATGATTACGTTGGATGAGGATACGTTTGTTGGCGATTTGCCCGCCAACTTTGACGGTTACGCAGTGCTGAAAGCAACCGCCGATGGTGATAATTGGATTTGGATCATTGAGAGTACTTCCGAAGATAAAAGTACTTTTGTTGGCGGTGTTGGTGTTATCGGTCACGTCATCACAGACGCCAGCGGGCTTACTTCCATTGGAACGGAAGTAGCCGACGCGGATATTGTATTTGACATGCCGTCTATTGCAGCGCTGTTGGGCGGCGCAAACAGCGGCGGTTCCGCAATCACCATGTTGGCGCAATTGATTTACAATAGCGCAGATCCACGAAATGCCGTGACGGTAATTGAAGAAAAACTGGCAGCAATCCTTGTGCAAGCTTTAGCAGCTGCAGCAACCGGCGGCATTATCCCGTCCACTACGGAAACGGATACGATCTGGACGTGGTTACTTAATCAACGGAACATCACCGGTAATGCCACGCCTAGCTTGCTGGCGCTGCAATTGGGATCGGGAGCGCAGCCTGGATTGTATGGAACTTTAAGTTCACCGGAAACGGAACAATTCGATGAAGGCGGCACGCTGACGGATATTCCATCTGAAAGGGATTACGATTCACGATGAGCTATCAAACTCACGGGGCGTTTAATGAAACGCTATTAGCATTATTCACCGCGTCGGATGGGTATATTTCTTCGCAAATGAAACCATGCTGCGGATGGCGTGATTCGTCAGGCGTAGTTCGTGTCGGAACTTGGCTAGGCAACTGGCCGGCGGTGGAACGTGCCTGGGCATGGAATACCTGGGGAAAATGGGCGGGAGCGCCGCCTATTCTCTATCAGGCGGAATCATTATCCATTGTCGGCGCCGATGTTATTCGCGAAGGTAACGACGATGTATTTCACATTGATTCCGGCGCCGCGTTCTCAATAGATTGGTTCAAGCAGATTGTTACGTCATTAACCGGTGAACGGGATGGAAGGAATGCTGATGTTTCGATCTACAATTGCACTGACGGAAGCATTGTTCGTTCGGTATCATCGCCCACTGTGCCTTTGGCTCAAGAGCCTTTGCCAGACGGTTCTTATGTGATTTACGTAGAGTATGACGGCGTTCACGAGGGGCTGCGATTGCCGCCAGGCTATTATCGTGATCCGCAATATGACTATACCACTACTGATAGTCGATTATCACATTTTAATCCGGTGGTTTTTGTGGGGGAAATTCCCGCAGACCCAATGAATCCCTTGAATATTCAGCGGATGCAATTGATCGCTAATAATACACAACAGGATAATCCTGATTATGTAGCGTATGTAACTTACGAGGCGGCGCAAAATGGTGAAGGCTCTGCGATTAAATTGCAAGTCGGTTCAGGCTCTTGGGCTATCAGTGAAAGTACTTTTGTCACACCATCACGCGCATTGCACGAATTGGATTTTGATACTTCAGCCACGTTGCCGGAAGGTGAGTCACCATCCTCATTAGTCCCGGTTTACTTTGATCCATTGGCACATGTCATCAGCTTTGCGCTACACACAAGCGAGGATGGCATCTGGGGTGGAAAAGTACTTTTAGGCGGCGCGCGTTTTACGGCCAATGGCCCAACACCTGCGCTATGGCAATGGAATGCTGACGGCACTGCAACATTATTGGGTGTAGCGCAAGAGTCTTGCAAAGACATTTGTGAGCAGGCATTAGCCACCGGGCTCGTCACGGGATTACAGGAATTGCAAGACGGTTCTGTTATCATGTTGACATTGTGCAGTCGTCATATTTACGACGCAACTGGATTCTTGCCCGAAGATCGTTTACCGCGGTATCCCGTTTTTAGTGACGGTGAACCCGGTGGACGATGCTTAACGACCGCGGGCGATGGGATAGGGACACGGGTTATTCAGAACGCTGAGGCGCTAGACAAGCAGCCAGACCCGTTGACACCTTCTTTCTATGACGTTGGAGTGGATATTCAAGGTGATAAGTTAGTTTATTTCCCAGGCACATTATGCCATTTAGATGGTTCACTGTGGCGGCATCGCGGTCGCTCCTTTGGTGTGCGTTGTGATGGCGATCCCACTGATGATAAATCGATTGAGCAGATCACGTATTATGATGGGATTTGGAATAAAGCAGCAGCTCCGTGGAATCCGACGCTACTTGTATTGCAGCGTGGTGCTTCGGTGAATGGAATAAACCTCACTTTTGGATGGGAACCTTCCAGCGAGACGGCGCAAGTCGTGCGCGATGACGGCAACGCGATAAAAGTACTTTCCTCCAATTATCGTGTGCGTGGTGGGACGGTGACAAATAATTCGGAATCTCCGAACTTGCAAAGTTACATCATGCCAGCGCAAAAAGTCATTCCTGCCGACGGTGACACACCTCAACATCTGCAAACTGGTTGGGCGCTCATTGAAATGGACGGTAATACAACAGCGGTCGTAAACCCTCCGACTGCTCCTGCTGATGGCCGCAAGTATCGCGTATTAACATTGCCTGCTTATAACCCCATCTATGGTGTGCAAATCCGCGATATGATGAGCGGAAAGTACTTTGAGTCAGCTAATGCCGATTCTGAGGAAAAAGAAGTGGGCATATGGTTGCGTGTGGATTCCACAGCCGATTTAGATGATTGGGATTCCTTCATTTGGCGGCCACTACTCACACAGCCGTTTGTATTGCCCGTGGCGGCTTTAACCAAAGTGGAAATGTTGATTATTTCAAAACCGGATTTTGCTCCGGAACAATTGCCGGGATGGGGGGCGTTATGAAGACATGTATTAAATGCGGTTTTAGCTGCGCAAATGGATGTTTATTTGTAACAGTAAACGGCAAGTTGCTTTGCAAGAAATGCGCTGGCGCAGCGCAAAGGGAAGTACTGGCTGAAATTAACTATACACAGAAAGAATTGGAGCAAAAGGCTATTGAAAAGTGGCAGAATTTAAAGCCGGGCGGCACTGTCATTGTTAATAATTACGCATCGCTCAAACACGCTATGCGACGTTATGCTGATGCGAATAATTTAGCTATTCAAACGTTGCCAGATAACAAAGCGATGTTCCAAAAGTCGCTTCGCCCAACGAAATACGGACAAATTGCAGTGCAGAATCATGCTCACGGAATAGGCGATTCGATTACAGCCTTCTACGCCTGTTGTGGCATTGCTGACGCGGGTTTTGAAGTGCATTTTTACGATGTTCATACCGACTGGCTGGCGCGCGCATTTTACCCGAACGTGTTTATCCATGACGCCGCTTTTGTTCCCGTGCCTGACAATGCTATTGATTTGAATGTCCGTTACAACGAACAAATACAACAAAGCTCATGCAGGAAACAGTGGTATTGCGACAATTTTAAATTAGCAAAAGGGATCAGTGAATTTGATGTTTTGCCGGTTGCACCTGATGTTAATTTGGATATTCGCAATAAGCGAAACGGACAGGATTACGTGGTGATTGCGCCGTGTTCCAATGATTCCGCACGGTTTTGGGATAAGTCAAAATGGGCGGAGGTTGCAGGTCTATTAAAAGAAAAGGGACTGAGTTGTGTAGCAATCGGTAATTCAGATCAAGCTGATTTGATGGCGGATATTTTTAAGCCATGCGGGAATGTGGATCACCTGCACAACGCTTCGCCTGATGAGATAGCAAACTTGATGTTGCAAAGCCGTGGATTTATTGGTTTGGATTCCGGCATGACGCATTATGCTGGGTTATTGGGTATTAACGCTGTGGGTATTTCTGTGCAGTTCCCGACGTCGTTGCTGTGGGGGATGACAAGCATCAATGGCTATCGCGCTGATGTGACGGCGATGGAAATTGTGGAGGCTATTTTATGAATCATTTAATTTTTAACCGGCGCGCTTCCTTGCGGATGAGCGTTTCTACGATAGCGGTTTGTGAGATGCCGCCTTCCTGGGCGAGGAGTGCCAGCAAACGCCGCGCTTCTTCCGTCAGGCGGAAGTTTTTGAATTTCTTATCTGTCACACTTGACATTGTATCGCAATTGTGTATACAATACAAGCATGCAACGCCAACACCCGCTGGCTGCGTTGCTCGTATTAACAATTATCGCTATCGGGGGCTGGGCTTACGTAACGCAGCCAGCCAACAAGCCCGCTCCCGCCAAAACTCAAACCGTCCCCAAAGCGCCATCAGCACTGCTGACGGATATGGAATCACAGGATCAAAGGGATGCTGCCAAAGCGCATCAGATGCCGTCGAAAATTCTTGCCGCCAAAATTGCCAAACAACTGAAAAAGCAGGGGGGCAACGATATGAGCGTTAAGATTAAACCAGGACAAAGTGCTGTTGTGAGGGTTGCATTTGTTGCAAATGCTCCAATGAGCACAATTGACCCCGATCCATCTGATACTTATATAGTTCCATCAGCAGGATATTCTGGTAGCGCAGATGCAGGTAACGTAAATGGATCTACAACCGGAGGCGGTTGGCAAGCTGCTTGGACATCTATCAATGAAGGAGCAGGTGGAAGTGTAGATGTATTAATTAAAGTGCCTGAGAATGCAAGTGCTGGCGATTTTACCATAACACTTAATTCATTAAATACTATCACTGAGGGAGAAACTCCTACTACAAAAAATGTTGACGTTTATCAAGTTGATTTCCAAGTCACCGGCCCTTTAACTGGCAGCGTAAACGTAAGCCAAGTCAGCGCAGCTGCAAATAAGGCGTGTGTTGATTTAAAAGCAGACACAGTCACCGATCAAAAGGTGACGTCCGCAGTCATTGACTGGGGCGACGGTAATTCAACAACGGTTTCACCAACACCGAACGATCAACATTATATCGGCAGCGAATGTCACAACTACGGCGCGCCGGGCGAATATACGATCAGCGTCACTTATAACGATGATGATTCCAATACGTTGACAGTTACTACCACTGCGAAAGTTGGATGTGTTTTAGCTTCTGGAATCTTTGTTCAATGCGATCCTTCTCGAATAGTGGAAAGCCCGCCTGATTCTGGGATTTATCTGCATTATTATAATGTATCGTTGGGCGCTTTAAGCGCACCTTCTGATTCAACGATATTTTGGACGTGGAATCTACCAGATAATGCAACTGTCGTCGATGGCTCTTCGGATACCGGCGCTTTCGGCATCGGGAGCGCTGGAGCTAATTGGCCAAAAACTGTATTTCAGGTTCCCACACCCAGCCCGGATTGCAGCGGTGATTATGGAGGAATTGGTCTCACTGTCGGTTTAGGCGCACCGGCAGGAGCATCGTATAGCGGTTGCTCGGTTGACCTCGCTGATGATTCTGTTGATCACATTGCTGATGTTGAATGGCTTCCAGATGCAGGAGAGATAACTTGGATATTGCCTGATGGCAGTACTATCACAGAAGAACAATATCTTGCCAGCCAATATTATTATTACGCCACATCTCCAACCGACGAAATACCTGTCCCAACGGGTTGTTTGCTGGACAGTTCGCACCTCAACGTAGATTACCCTTCATTACCCGCTGGCTATGATGCCAGTGTGGACGTGCAGCAACAACACAATGATTTATCGTGGCGTGATGTGGGCACGATCACCGCCACCGGTTCTGTCACAATTGACGCTGCTCAACCACAAATATTTCGCTTCGTGGCTTACAAAGGCGACACGGCGGTTTACTCGTTGGCCATTACGATCAACGAAGAATGCAGCGAGGGGGAAGGATGCCCTGATGGATACCATGATGACGGCACGGGCAATTGCCTCAATGATGACGACGGCGCGACGGCGTGCGCCACAGGCTATCACTGGAGCGGCACAGCCTGCATCTTCAATACTCCGGAAAGCGCTATTCCTGCACCCGATGGCTGTGTGAATTCCGTTGCTGATGACGGCACGGCAACGCTGGTATTTCAGCCGCTGACTGGTGTCCCCAGCGACATCACAAGCGCTGTATTACAGCACTGGAACGGTGTGTCTTACGATGACGTCAAAACGCTCACGCTGATCGAAGCTGCGACGATATTTATTTATAATCTCAATCCTGCAACGATATTGCAATTTCGCTGGAAACTTCCCACGAATGACGCAGGGTTCCAGTATTTGAGCGACGCTTTCACCTTCACGCAAAGCTGCTGCGATAGTGGCGGTGGTGAATTAACACCAGATGCACCGGATGCGCCGACCGTCGTTAAATCGTGCGCCGATGGCACTGTGACGGTTTCAGTGGTATTGCCGGACGGCGCGACAAGCATTGAGATTGCCCGCGACGATGCGCCGGATACAATGATTGCACCTTTAACCGCCAGCGGTGATTTTGTGGATTCCAGTGTCGCGGATTTCGGCACTTACAAATATCGTGCGCGCGCAAAGAATTTATTCCCTTCTGACTGGAGTGACTGGAGCGATAAAGTCACCTTTGAGAGTTCATCGCTCACTTTTACTTGGCTTTCCCCCGCCGCCGATTACGAAGCGCACGGAAATGTACTTTTAAAGTTCAGTGTTTCAGGAACGGTAACAGATTTAGCTTTATACGTTGGCGGCAAGCTGATAACACCAGCCCTAACAACCAAAGGCGGCGGGATTTATACGCTATCCTATGACACGCGCCGCGCTGTGCAGGGCGATGCCACAATTGAGATACGTGGCACCGGTTCAGATGGTTGCCCGGCCCGCGCGTCCCTTGACGTGACGTTCGACAACACCCGAAGCGATGGAATTTTATACAGAAAGTTTCTCACGCGAGATGTGGGGGACGGATTCCAAACCAACCGCCTTGCGGCTAATGTCGTGATCGGCGAACTGGATGATGATCCTACAGCGAGATTCTGGGGGCAGATAGCCATAGCCGACGGAACGGTGGATGCTCAAATAGCAGACGACACAAGCGCCACAGACGCGCAGGCGGCATTCGATCTGATGCAGCCGTTCCCGTTAAACACAGTTAAACCAATTCCGGCTTTGGGCGGCAATCCGGGTGGCACTATTTTGGGCAACGCGCAAACAATCATTGCGCCAAAGCAAAGACACCGCGTGTTTATCCGCCAGGAACGGCAGGAATGGTTTTTAGGCTATGACACGGGAAGCGCCACGATTCCTAAAATCCGGGAGGTGGAAGCGGGAAAGTACTTTATCTTTTCACAAACCCCGGACAAGGCGTTTGTATTCCAAAATGATGCGTTAACTTTGGACGTGGACTTTGAAACGACCGAAGACGCCAGCGACGTGACCGACGCGGCGATGGTGGGGAAAAAAACCTACTTCCTCAATGATGGAATGCTGATAGTTTATGTTTCCGGCAATCGCACGTTGGAATTTACGATCCGGCGCGAGGAACGTACAGCGCAATTCATTGAGGGCGTGGGGAATTCGCTTTACGCAATCCTGGTGGATGAAGATTTGGAAACAGCCCAGACACTTTGCGTCTCACTGACCGGCGATGCGGCGATGGATCAATGGACACTGGATGACGTGGCCACGCTCGTTTGGTGCAGCGGCAATACTTCCACGAACTTGTTTATCGCGTGCGGCAAAAAACTGTATTTGAGCGTTGGCGGAGCGACGCCGGTATTGGTGGGAACATTCGATAGCAATATCACTGCGATTTGCGAATCGGCCGTTGGGCTGGCTGACGGCAGCGTAAAAGTACTTTTGAACGCACAATTGGGGACATGGGCGAACGCGGTAGAAAGCGGCGCGCGGTCGATTTCCGCATTGGCGAATTGGTATGGCTCGTTGGAGTTCATCAACCTGATGTGGGGCAACGCCGACGAGGCAACATTATACGGGCAGGGTAATGATCATGCTTATGATGTGCATCGCGTATTACCTGCAATCGGTGATGTGACGCCGACCGGCATTACCGCATTAGGACGCTATTTTGTGCCTACGGAAGGATCACAACCCAATCCCAATAACGGCTATCAGGCGGGCGATGAGCGTATTCTTGTCGGGACCGCTGGGGGGTTGTTGCTCACACTGATGGTGGCGCGCAAAACTAACGCCAGCGCGTGGGCATTCACCACCATCGACAGCATTAACTGCGCGGAAATTCCCGGCGCGGTTCCGGCCACATAACTAACAGTTATACTTAAGAGGTATCTATGAGGACATATTATAGGCAAAATGATCAATTTCCCACAATCAGCGTTTTAGTTTCAGCTGATGATTTCGTCGCCGGGCAAACGTGGCGCGGCGTATTGCCATTACTGGGCATGACGTTCGACAACCGCACGACGCAAAACGCGTATATTTCTGCTGTGATCGCAGCGGCATTTGGCGGCGAGGATTTGCCGAACGGCGTTACTTGTCGTTTATTAGCCGATACAGCAGCGGCAGATTATGCAGAAGGTTTTGATCCACGCCAAACGCCATTGGGAGCTGTTTCATTTGAGCTGGCATTTGATAATGATTTCGCGGGAATGACGGATGTGCCGTTGATTTTTATGGTGGCGGGATTAGCCACGGACGCGCCCGCGGATGCTGATATTACATTACCAACAATCACGACGAACACCACGGCAATCACACTGAAAGATTACCAGGGCGGCGATTTGCCGCATGGGTTCTATTCAGAAGTTGTTCCCGAACTGAGCGACGGTAAAAGCGCTTACCAGATCGCCGTGGATAATGGCTTTGAGGGTGATGAAACCGCGTGGCTGGCTTCTCTAAAAGGAGAAACTGGAGATACTGGACCCGCCGGGGCAGCAGGCGCGAATGGGACTGATGGCGCGCCTGGAGACGACGGTGTGGGTGTTCCCGTCGGCGGCACAACAGGGCAGGTTTTAGCGAAAATCGACGGCACTGATTACAATACGGAATGGGTTGATCCCCCTGCGGGCGGAGGTGGTGATTCAGGACTGGAATTGGGTGAAACATCCAGCACAGCTTATCGCGGGGATCGTGGCAAAACTGCTTACGATCATTCACAGCTTACCAGCGGCAATCCGCATAACGTTACAAAAAGTGACGTTGGGCTTTCAAATGTCACAAATACCGCGCAATTGACAACAGACCAATTAGATACCGACGATACGCTTTCTGCAGATAGCGATTCAAAAATCCCTTCGCAGAAGGCAGTTAAAGCATACGTGGACGCGAACGGAGGCGACGGAAGTGGCGTATTCACCGCTATAGCCTCTCAAGCCGAAGCCGAAGCTGGAACCGATAACACCAAAGGCATGACGCCGTTGCGGACTGCGCAGGCTATTGCAGCGCTTGGGACAGATGGCAATGGCAGTTCAGTAGCACTCGATGCGCAAACCGCAATTTTTGCACAAGTATTTAATTAAAGAGGTTTTATTATGGCAGCAGGCGCGATTTCAAAAGTACTTTTATCTGGTGGAACGAATGGGCGTAATGTTAAGATCGCCGCGACAAGTTCACCAGGCACAACAATTCACACAGCTGATGCAAGCGCTTACGATGAGGTTTGGTTATGGGCGTGTAACACTAGCAGCTCAGATGTTTTGTTGACAGTTCAGTTAGGCGGAACAAGTTCGCCTGACGATGACATTGTACTAGTAATTCCCGCGCAAAGCGGTTATTTCTTGGTGGTTCCAGGGCTGCCTTTGACTGGATCAGTAGTGGTCAAAGCATTTGCGGCTACGGCAAACGTTATCAATATAAATGGGTATGTAAATCGAATTACAATGAGTTAAATTATGGCAACTACACCGAATATTTCAGCGCCTTTTATATGTTCAGCTTCGCGTAACAGGCGTGATTTGATGATCCAACGTTATCAAAAATTACCACTGCCAGCGTATAAACCGGCAGAGGGTGCAGCGATAAACGGAGCTTCGATCTCAAGCGGATTAGTATTATCTTGCCTCTTCAACGAAGGAACAGGAACATCAATTGCTGATAATACCTCTTCGCCGCTCATTGGAACTCTGAGCGCCGGTTCGATCTGGGGAACTGATGACACCTATACCAATGTACTGAATTTCGACGGCAGCGCTTATGGGGCTATCCCTCATGACTCTAAGATCAGTATCGAAACATACACAATCTCATTAGCGTTTAAAACTACATCAACAACAAATTATGGAGTTTTAGTCGATAAATCATCATCTACTAAATCGACTTACAAAATGTTTTTTGGATATCCATCTGCAGGTAATCTTACATTCGATGTTTACGATGGATCGAACGACGCTCTTTACACAGCTGATTCAACGTATAACGACGATGATTGGCACAAGTTGATTTTTTCACGCGAGCAAGGCGGCGACATGAATATCTATGTTGATGGAGTGCTGCAAGGTCAAGGTGACGACACGACGACATTGGGCGCTACGGTGAATACCGAAGACTTAGTAATAGCGAGAGAAGCGGGGACAGGACGGCGATACACCGGATCATTCGCTTATTTGAACATGTGGAACCGCGTCCTTTCCGGCGCGCCCGGAAGCGTAGGGAGTACGGCCACCGGCGAAATAGCCGCGATCACAGCAGATGAGTTTTTGATGTATCGGTAAAAGTACTTTTGGAGGGCGCGCCGCATATCTTGGAGGACGTGACGGCGCGCTGATGAAAAAGAAGTTCGCTGTTACGAACGCTTTTATTGTAGCACAGATTTGAGGGGAATAAGACCATATTGCCAGCATCGGTAATATGGTTTCATTCTAATTTAGAGCTAAGACAGAACGTTTCCTTCATTGTCTTCATCTAAAACTACCATCATATTCTCAATCTCCTCTTTTGTGCCAACACTTAACACGGATTGTAATACCCGGGGATAATCATGCCGCTCATAATGAGTTACCAAACCTTCGCCAAAAGTGTCTAACACAACATAAATCTCCCCATCGGGTTTGAACCTGAAGCGCGTTCCAAGTGGCAATTCTTTAAATCTTTTAATCATGGATTTTCCACATCTCCAAAAGTCAGTCGCCCTTCCTCAAGCAACAACTGAAAATAATAATCCGATTCTATTTGATAGCTCCATCGTTGCTGACGCTGGCTCCACGTCTTAAACACAATGTATTCATCATCAACCACCGCGCGGATATGCACGATGCGGTTATTGATGTTGTTTTCGTTATAAAATATGCGAAGTTTTTTGCCTGGCTGGAGCAGGTCTTTTAGTGAGTTATCCGCCATTTTTCCACATCTCCAAAAGTACTTTTTGATACGGCTTAATCGGCACCGTCGTGCCTGATTTCCAGCGCCAAACTTGCATTTGGGTGACGCCAATTTCTTCTGCTAAGGCACGCTGGGATTTGTTTTTTAGGAGGTCGGTTAGGATGGCCGACCAGTCGTTTTCTTGGTTTATCATTATTTCACCTTATGTAATACAGGATCAACAGCATCCCAATTATCAGCATTCACTAATCCAGGTGGTATCCATTTCACGATACGCACAGCCCTTTCAGGATTCTTTCTGATGCCCTCACCTGTTAAATATGTGTTCCAGTGTGCGCGCCGGATATGCGCGGCTTTTTTGTTGCTACCGCCTGCTCCTTGTCCACCGCCTTCTTTTTGCATCGCCAACGCGCCCCGGATTGCAGCGCCGACGCGGTATCCTGTTTCCCACACTACTTCACTGCTGGCGGGAATAAACGTATTATTTCCGCGCTTTTTGAGATACACCGGCTCTGGATACATTGGCTTATCGCGCTTCCTGTTTTGTAAATCACGGTTGGCACAACACAAATAAGTTACCAATGATACGATGGGCGCTGCCATGCGGTGGGCTATTTCTTCTAATTTATCTGCTGGCATTTCATCACTTTTAAGATATGATTCCATGATCCCTAATAGTGAAGCGCCCTCTTTTAGATTGATCGGGACCGGGGTTAAAAAATCTTCGCCCTTGCTGGTAGCGTCCAGTGTGATGAGAAGACAATGCTGGAATACTTGGTCGCCGTTAGGCGCTATTTGTTCTGGTTGGAGTTGTGCGAAAAATCCGTGGACATAAAACACGTCGCTGTCATCAGGAAATTCCAGCGGTTCCCCATCCACCGATGTTTCAACGTAAACACACCATTCCGGCAGATGCTCCAACACCTGCACCGGCAGCACGTCCTCGGCTTTTGTGGAGTTGACGATATAGTCAAATGTTGTAGGGTCGAAACGATAAACGCCCTTTCCCAGGCTCCAGGCCATGACGGCAAAGGCGTTTATAAAATTTGTGTATTCCTCATTCGTTTTGATTTTACGCCCCGCTAACTGGTCAACCGCCAGCGTTGCCAGTGGGAACGGCATGAAACACCACAAAGGCCAAAGCACGCCATCGACCATCGTTTTATCATCAAAATCTGGATCATTGGCACGTGCGTCCAACACGGAATACACAGCTTCAAATTCCGCTCGATATTGTTCTTTGATGTAGTAACACCATTGAACCGGGCGAGAGAAGTTTGATTCCAGTTTCATTCGCTTCGACACACCACCCCAAGTTTTTTTAACCCCTCCGCATCAGGCTCAATCCCTTGCCCCTTCTCAGACGCCGCCCAGAACCTCTCCGCCACGTCCAGGACTGCCCATTTCGCCGCCACGGAAAGAGCTTCAAAGCGTTTAATCAGCTCTTTTCCTTGTTCTACAGATAATCCCTTTTGCGCCGCGGCATTATTCAGATTGGTGTTATCGACAATGTTCACACCGATATGCTGGATGTATTCCATGTCTACTAAGACGCCATTGAAGCTATCTAATATCACCTGCCACTCCGCCTCGCTAAAAACGTTTTCCAGCGCGCGGGTTTCGATTGCCAGAATCCCAAAGGCGCGCTCCGCCTGCGCGCGGATGACCGCACCTAGCGGGACATCTGGATTTGCGCGCGATTCCGCTTGTTTTTGTAATTCAGTTGCAAGATAAAGAGATGTACGTATTGGCATTACAAAATTCCTTTTCGCGTGGTATTGTATGCGCGCCCCACGGTTGATTGAAAGTACTTTTAGATTTGCTCCAGACTCCAAAAAAAGTCAACTGTATCCTGTGTAATTTCTATCATACAGTTTGTCATCTGATCGATTTTAGATTGGGTTAACTCCTCTTCTCCAATATCGTTTGATGAACCGTCACCGCTGTTATAAAAGTACTTTCCGTCTTTTTGGGTGACTTCGATCCAACGCCCCTCATCTCCATCATAATAAAACGTGACGGCGTCTCCGTTTCCCATGACATCCAAAACGTCCTGGAAGTCCACAATTCCCTTGTTGTCCTCAACCAGCTCTAACTTGAATTCACTCATCTGACTCTCCAAAAAATAAAAATTTGTAAACTTAACTGTGACTCTCCAGAGTCCAGGTCAGCCCTCGTCCGGCTGGCCTGTTTTTGCTTACGTAGATTATTTTACCGCATTGTGTTCATTTGTGAATACCTTATTTAATAATTACATTTATTAGTAGAAGTGAAATAATTAACCATCATTTACAACTCAAAATGTCGCAAAAATGAGCGGCAAGTGGTTTTGTGTCTTGGGTTTGGGGGACAAAAGTACTTTTAACGCTTCAAAATCCCTGCCAGGGGGCTACTCGCACGGTGCTGGTTCTCTAAATCGGCGCTTGCCAGTTTCGCGTACGTTTGAACCATTTCCAGCTTTTCATGTCCCAACATCAATTGTAAAGCCAGCAAATTGCCTCCACGTCGCAAAAACTCAATAGCAAAAGTGTGGCGACAGGTATGAGGTGAAACGCGGACGTCGGTAATTCCCGTCATCGTTTCCAAGCGCTCAAAAAATTGCAAGAGGCCGGATCGCGTAAGAGGTTTCCGGCTTCCACGCAAGCCGCGATTTCCGGTGAAAAGAAAATCGTCTGGTTTCACATCATCGTCTCGCAAATGCCGCCAAATGGCGCGTGTGGCGTCAGTGTCAAAAGGCACGGTTCGCACTTTATCGCCTTTCCCGCGCACAGTCACATTACCTAAATTTTTATTCATTGTCAGATCGCGCAAACGTATTCCGCAAAGCTCGCTGGCGCGGATTCCGGTGTCAATCATGAGCGACACAATAGCAACGTCGCGGGCGGGCGCTGTGGTGCGCCTGGCGGCGTCAAGGAGTAGCAAAACGTGGTCTGGTGTGAACGGGCGGACGTTGGGTTTTTTGGGCTTTGGAACGGTAATTCCCTCGACCGGTGAATCTGCCAGGATACCTTCGTTGACGAGCCAACGGAAATAGGTTCGCAGATTGATGAAATATACTTCCACAGCACGGACAGAAAGTTGCTTACTGCGACGTGGGTTTCCCCAACGACCGGCGGGCAAATTATGAGAATTGGTCAAATACCCAATATAGGCTTTGATGTCGTAGGGAGTTATTTCGGTTTTACTGGTTTCGTTGAGCCACCAAATAAACCGCTCCAACGCTAAAGTCTTAATCTCAATCGTGCGCGGGGACATGCGATTATACTCCGCGTCAACAATCCAGTCTTTGACGTGATATATAACTTTTTGTGTTGTGACAGTACTTTCTGGTGCGATACGTTGACCAGCAACGAGGCGAAACGGCTGCCTCTGATTCTTCCAAACAGGCGGTGTAACTTGCATTTTAATCTCCAAAAGTGTGTATTTGAAGATCAAACGCCCCAAGCGTAAATGCAATAAACCCTTATACAGCACGGCTACAGTCTTATATAGTAAGGGTTTTAATCGGGACGGCCGGATTTGAACCGACGACTTCCTGCTCCCAAAGCAGGCGCTCTACCAAGCTGAGCTACGTCCCGTAACTGCGGGATTATATTATACCAGTTGCACTTGCGGTGCACCATCG